CGCAGGGGAGTGCCCTGCGATTCTTTCGAACCTTCGGATGCTCGCGCACGCGGTTAGTTGGTGCTTTCGCATCAACAAACATACAGCAACTCTCGCGAATTGCTGTTGCGCACGGCTTACGCCGTGTTCCGTCCCGTTAGGGAGTCTGACGTTGTAGAACGTGAGATAAGGTTCCACTCCCCTGTTGCGCTTTGGAGCGCAGCTAGATAGCCAACCACCCTTCTCTGATGCGCATTTTACCACGCATCACGGACTCTTCTAAAGTACCACTTGAAAGCGGAAACGCTAACAAGCTCTTCAGAAGAGCAGGGTAACCATCTATGGAGTCCTTTTGCTTGCGTTCGCGTATGCGCAAGGACTTGACCTCGAAACGATGAAGTTCTTTGTTCCACCGTTCCACGGTCATACTACCATAGCGGTCCCTCAGGCCAACACCACCTGAACCAACACCAAGTAATTTGAGCGACTTCTTCAAGAAGCTCTCAGCTACGTGGCGTAGGTTATTGGAGGCTCGGTAATACCCGCGCAGCCACAACTGGTTACAGGTGGCAACGAGAGATACTACCTCGTTGACGGATGAAGGGTTTTCTGGACTGGTGCGGACATACGTAGGTGTTATCTCAACACCTTTGTATGCATCTGAACCGCATGACTCACGGAATGATGAGAGCGTGAAGGACTTTCCTTCATTAACTTTCAAACCGTGCATCTCCAGCCACTTTACGAGCGTGTGATAAACATCGTTGGGAACAATAAGGTCGTCCCCAAAGACGCGTATCTGACCAAGTGCGCGTGCTACGTTCTTACGAGAAGCGTTGAAGCCTCTCTTCTCAAGTATCGCACACACGCTAAGGAGCGTGAATATGATACTTTGGATCGGGAACGTAGTCGCATTACCCATCCCGGCATACTTCCGAAGTCTCTGCGACCTAGTCGCACTTGTGACCCAAGAAGAACGAGCACGTTGCAGATGTGCCAGCAAATAGCGATCGTGGTCAAAAACCGCCTCAACGAGACGGAGGGCCAAACGATCAGAAGCTGCTGACAAATCGAGCGTGGCGAACTCACGGGATTTCGACGAGGCAATGGCCATATCCTTACTTGGCTGTTGGTTGTCGAGGGTAATAGCCTGAGATAACATCGGCGATGTACTAATACGCCCACGAATATACTCGTTAAGAGCCTGCTGCTGAAACATTAAGCAGCACGGCTCAACGGTAATCGTGCGTCTCGAAGTACTATTTTTCGGGACGGATATCAGACGGGCGACACTTGGACCATTGAGGAAATCAACGTTCGAACCTGGCTTGGGTGCCATGCCGGCAGCCATCTCATGTTGAGCAAGCTCAACTAGAGACCAGTTGAAGTCAGCGCACACATCGTCGCGAAGATTCGCGACTAGGTGTACGAACTTCTCGTTTGGACGAAGACCCTCAAAGACCGCACCGGGTCCATTACGCGGGACCAACGATCGGACATCACGTTCGGTCATCGGTTTCCACGCAACACGTGCAACAGCTATGAGAAGTGGGTGAACGGCATCAAGATTGATGTCATCCTCAACTTCAAAAAACTTCCTTCGAGCAAGGCGGTCAAGCCTTTCGTCTTGGGACGTTTTTAGCTGTACTTTCTTGAAGAGGTAACAAATCTGTCTAAGCTCACATAGAGCTTCGACAGACGCCTCAGCGAGCACTTCACCAGTGCCCGCATCGAATACAAGTTCGAGCAAACCATGCAGAAATGCAGGGAGCGCTCCCTTACGCGACTTTTTGCTAAAAGACGCACAAGGTTGAAACTTGTTCATCTCCAGGGATCTGAAGATCAGATCACCGTAAAGAGGTAAGGTAACAGTTAGGAAACTGTTGCCTTCATACTCGACGCGGTGCTCCACAGTCAGAAGATCTCTGCGAAGCGAGGCTGCACACTCAGGTAGTTGACAACAGATGTCATCAACTAGATCGGAGAGAAGCTTCAAGCTTTTCATCTGCCCCTCCATGGGTAGCAGAGTCAGGCCAAGCAATCGATCCGCAGTGACATCACGACTGGAATTGCAGGATCTTAACAGCAGTAACGTCTGAGTCAGCGAGGGTATCCTGGAGAGCCTTCATCAGGTTCACCATGGACGCCTCCGAAAAACCGAAAGACGGTACTGTGATCGACATAGACACAGTGGCAACTTGCCGCTGAGTCAATCCCGAATAGGGATTCACCGCATCAAGTGACGAAGTCAACTTAATGTAGTGACGATCTCCATTGGCACCACGCTTCTGATGAGTAATCGTTAGCGTTAAGCCAGTGGCTGTGTCGCGCCTTTCCGAGCCGTAGCCGTCCATCTTAGTGATGGCGAAGCTATAAGCGGGATTAGGAGCGGAAGCTGCAACGGGGATGGGATCGACTAGCATGGACGTTCTCTCTGGGAATCATAGATGTCGCGACGCAATCAATGCGCCGATGATTGAGGATTGCCAGGATGACAACCCTGTAAGCGATGCCACAACAGATGCGTTTGGTATCTTAGACGCATCCCGTCGAACAGTCGTGTGAAGGTGTCCCTCATGCGTTGCACCGATGTAAAGGTACTTCGTGGTGAGAGATACATCCTGGTTGACGTTCACGGAACTTGTCGACGTAGCACGATATACTGCATTAGTTTGGAGGGCGAGATCTGTTTTACAGGTCACACATCCCCAATTAATGGTAGACTCGTCACTGTTAAACTGGGTTATAACATCTATGTAGTACCCCAGGTCAGTGAACCAATCTACACACCATGTCCACGGCCATAGATGGTACAGGTCGCGAACAGACGGATTGAGGCCGAGTATGTTTACCCAGCGCCAAAATTCCGCCAACGGTCCCTTTACATCCGGAAATCTTACGTAACAGTTAACCGTCGCTTTCATTTGGACGGTTCGACTGTTCTTAGGACCAACGGACATAAGAGTGTGTCGTTGTGGTGTCAGCATCGTGAAAGTGGATGAACCACCACCTTCCGTCCATTGGGCGGTTGAGTGGAACGTTGCATCCGTAAGGCGCACATCTTGAAGTCTCGCTAACTTGCGAGGTATTTCTTTGAGCGCCTTAAGTAGCTTTTCTATCGAACCAATCGTCGGCAAAATCCCAAATTGGAGATTGACATACTGGTTTGCAATGTCTCGCAAACTCATATGCCAGTACCGAGATGGGATCAGCTCAAGAGAGGTCTTTATCGTCTGTGGTAAATCTCTGAGCTCACCGAGCTCTCGGAAACCATCAAACGATCGTGCGGTCGGAAGACAATCTGCGAGCATGCGAAAACCGCGACTGCGAATGTAGCCGTCGCAGAGTAGCTTCTCGCTAGTACGTATTGTCATCAGATTCGCAGTGGATAGAGAGCCAACACTCGGCCATACTTCGACCTGCGTGGTTTTAACAAGTGTTTCCACGGTAGGTCGAACTTTATAGTCGATGTGAACGTCGATAGTGGACGCACACCAACCATGTTTCCAACCTTTGGTGGTTTGCCGGAACTCACTGAGTTCAAGCTCACCATACTTCTCATCGAGCTTCCTGGTTCGCGCCGTAGTATCAGCACAAGTGTCTTGGTGCTGAGGCAAGAGCGCAAACACGTAGTTGAACACGTTTGTGTTCGACGTCGTTTGTGTACCTTGATCAGGAAAGTTGTGTAGGTCCGTCCCAAGTGAGGACGATTGCTGCACAATATCGGTAACTTGTGCCTGCTGCTTTGCGTTGAGAACGCTCAGCAAGTGCAGACGCTTGCGTATCCGATTAGTCGGGGAGAACTTCTTGTCAGAGAGTATGAACCTCAATCGCGGATCGAGTAGCAAAGCTCCTCGAAACCGCAGAGAAGAGGGCATAACAATCTTCACAGAAGAAGGGTTGGAGTATGACTCTACGAGGTCCGATGCTAATAGTGACGCGAGCCCTTGGGCTAACGTTTGAACGATTGGCATAGAACCTCCATACGTCGACATCTGTGTGTGCAAGTTGGAGGCCGAGAG